AAACACGAGAAGCTGAACTATTATCGAATAAGCCATTACCAGTAAAACAATACAGTCCAGAGAGAGATGCAAGCATTGTTTATCTTCATTCGGACGAAAATCCATTCGGTGGATACGAACGTATAGCTAAGGACTTAGCGAATCGTTCTGAAGAAGATATAATGGTTAGAGCATATGGTGTGCCAGTAAAGTCAATGACTTCATTGCTACCATTGTTTTCTACTGAAGTCAATGTACTCGGAGATGAGGAGAACAAACACGGTATGAAGTTCCCCGAAATCAACGATGACTTTACGGTTTATCAAGTGGTTGACCCAGCTGGTGCCAGAAACTATTCAGCACTATGGGCAGCAGTAAATGAAAACGAAGATGTATATATAATGCGTGACTGGCCGGATAGGGCAACGTATGGAGAGTGGGCATTGTTTGGTGACCCCAAGTGGAGATATGGCCCAGCATCTAAGAAGATAGGACTAGATGTTCAAGGATATGTAGAATTATTTAAAGAGATAGAAGACGAGATGGGAATAAAAGTTATGGAGCGAATAGGTGACTCCAGATTCTTTGCTAAAGAAAACGAAAACAATACTGACTTGTTTACTAGCTTTGAGGACTACGGTATGGTATTTGTACCAAGTGATGGTAAGAATGAAGAGATAGGTATTACCGCAGTAGATGAATGGTTTAATTATAATCCTAACTATGATGTCGATGAAGCCAATAGGCCTAGATGTTATATACACGAAGGATGTGAGAATTTAATTGACAGCTTAATAAATTATAATAGTAATGGAAAGATGGATGAGGCACTTAAGGACTTCTTTGATTTAATACGATACTTACGTATGACCAATGGAGGCCTAGGCCCCGACCACTATAACAGTTATCAGATGATGGCTACAGTAAAATCAAAAGGAGGATATTAATGAAGACTAGATTAGTAACACTATCAGAAGAATACAAAGTAGATTTTGACGAAGCGTTACAGCTTGCTCTGGATAAATTACCAGCAGAGATGGTTACCGGTAGAGGTAAGGGTACTTGGATAAATGAAGAAGGAGTAGAGATTCTCAAAGAAGCATTTGATATTCCAGAGATTGTACCAAAACATATTCAAGTAAAAATAATCAAGGAATGTCCTAATAGATGTTATAACTGGGCTTATAGTAAAGAGCTAGGTAAACGTGTACCAGTTCTTTTACCTAGAAAATTCTGGGGTAAACTCAAGGGTAAGATGGTTACAGTTGAGTGCATTCAAGATGATAGGGGTTCAAGTTATAGATATGTCCAAAAGAAAATCAAAAGCTGCTAGGTGTTTAACTGCTACACAAAAGTGGCGGAATGAACAGATAGATAGACTGTGTGCTTGGGAGATGTTGTGCAGATATATTAAGCACGAACATACTACCGAGATGTCACATTCGGATATGTGTGATAGAATAGGAACACCAAAAGATTTGCTACGCAAAATCTTAAAATCTGCTAGAACAAAAATAAATGGAAAGTGAATCAATTTCAAACGCACTTACTTATGTAAGTAGTGAACCCGATGTAAAAACTTTACGCTACTCATATGACCAAACGGTTACTGAACTAGAAGCATACTTTGATTTATGCCGAAGCTCATATGATGACCGAAGAAACTTTTGGCCCGGTAAAAGTCGTGACCACAGAAAGCACGGGGCTGATGCTTTCCCTTGGGAAGGTGCATCAGATATGGAGGCCCACACTATTGATGAACGAATTACTCGTCTTGTATCTTTGTTCATGTCCTCATTAGATAGGTCTAATGTTAGAGCTTATCCTGTAGAGAGTAATGACATGGCACAATCTCAAGTTGTATCCAGTTTCTTAAAATGGATGACAACCTCCGGATATATTCCTCGTTTTAAAAAAGAAATGGAACTAGGTGCTAATTATTTATTAGAAAGAGGTATGTTAATTACATACGTTGGCTGGCACAGAGAGGATAGAACTTATTTACAGAAACTTAATCTAGCTCAGATTGGACAGATGAGTCCAGATATATACCGAGCTATAGAAGAAGGTAACAGAGATGATGAGTTAACTTCTTTGATGCAACAAGTATTTCCTACAGCTTCTCCTAAGAGAATCAAGAAAGCATTAAAAGAATTACGTAAGGGTGGTGAAGCAGAGCTACCTATTATACGTAGACAAATAGATGCACCGGAAGTTAAAACACTTGCACCCGATGGGGATTTCTTTTTCCCACCGTATGTAACTGACCCACAACGTGCACCATTCTGTTTCTGGAGAACTTACTATACACCACAGGAATTACAAAACAAAGTAATTACAGATGGATGGGACGAGGACTTCGTTGAATACATTATCGAACACTATCGTGGAGTAAATATATATTCAGTAGAAAGAGAACAAGAAGGTCAAAGAAGTATTGGATTAACTGACAGAGGATACCAAGCAGATGAGCTAGTAGAGATTGTATATGGTTACCAAAGATTGATTGACCCAGAAGATGGTTCGGAAGGAATTTATCAAACAGTATTTCATAGGGAGTTCGATGGTGACGGAGAAACTCCGGGGTATGCTAAGTTTGAACTAATGAATGGATACGAAGACTATCCAGTAGTAGTTACTAAATTATCGGAGGATAGTAAACGTTTGTATGATGTACAAACTATTCCCGACCTTCTCAGAGGTATACAGAACCAAGTCAAGGTAGAGCGTGATTCACGTATTGATAGGAACAGCATAGCAACGTTACCTCCGATATTACATCCAGTAGGCCAAGCACCTACAGATTGGGGGCCGGGACGTATGATTCCTTATAGACGTAAGGGTGATTTTGATTTCGCACCTACACCTCCGCCTCCTACTGGTTCTATAGAAATAGAAAGAACTATGGAAGCACAGGCAGATAGACTATGTGGCCTTGATGAAACATCTCAGATAAGTCAGATAAGAAAACAATTTTTAGTAAATAAATTCTTGCAGCACTCAGCAGAAGTAATCAGAATGGCTTACAAATGTTTCCAAAGATTTGGGCCGGACAGTATATTCTTTAGAGTAACTGGTGTGCCGGATGCTCAGAGATTTAACAAGGGAGACGCTGATGATAACTTTGATATTAATATAAACTATGACATACTTAATACCGACCCAGAAACCAGCGAGAAAAAACTTCAAGCTATGGTTTCGCTTACGCAACTTGACCGCAGCGGTAGGATTAATCTTCAAAATCTTTTGGACATTGCTGCTAATAGTATTGACCCAGTTCTTGCGGATGCTGTCCTTCAGCCTGCGGAAGCTGCTCAACAGCAGATTGTCAAAGATGTTACAGATGATTTGGCAAAAATCTTTGCGGGTATCGAAATGCCAGCACGTCCGACAGGAGCTCAAGTTGCTATGCAAGTTATTCAGCAGTACACAGCTCAACCGGATGTCGCACAACGAGCTCAACAAGATGAAGCTTTTGCTGCTCGACTTCAGAAGTACGCTGGCCAATATACTTTTCAAATGCAACAAATGCAAAACGCTGAAATAGGAAAACTTGGAACGGCACCAGCCCAGATGGGTAATATGCCAACCCAACAAATGTAATGCACGATTTAGAATACGATATAAAAGCATTGAGTAACCACGAGACCTTTGCTCGGTTCATCAATGTAGTACACGCACTTAGAGAAGAAACTATCGGGGATATGCATAACGCTGACTTCGATAAATTGCAGCAAATATCTGGTAGGATAATTACCTATGACCAGATACTTCAAATGGTTGATTGGGAGAATTTAAAACTCAGACACAGGGAATCGTTAAACAAATAACGACTACTGTGTTATAATGACTTTATCGGCATCGCTAGCCGTTAACTAGCGGAACATATAACAAAACCAAAATGGACGAAATCACATCTGCTAACGCTGAAGCAGACACAAATTCAGCGGGACAGTCAAACCTTACAGTTCAGCAATTAGCGAACAGAAGGCTCGGTCAACTCACACCTAGCGAAGAAGCTATCGTAGAGGAGGCCAAAGAAACCTCGGAAGAAGAAGTCGAACAAGTTGAAGAAGTAGCTGAACAAGTTACTGAACAAGTTGAACAAACTGAATCAGAAGAGACCGTTCTTTCACAGTTAGATTTTGATAATTTATCAGAACAAGAGTTAAGGGAATTATCTGAAAAACTCGGTAGCAGAGCAGTAGCTAGATTCGGTGAGATGACAGCTAAACGTAAAGCCGCTGAGGAAAAGGTAGCTCAATTAGAATCAATGCTTCAAGAGAAGCAAGACCCTCTAAATCAACCCAGAGAAATAAAAGACAATCCGTTTTCTGACTTGGATACTATTGAAAAGTTACAAGAAAAAGCGGAGGAAGTAAACTCAGCAATTGAGTGGGCAGAGGACTTGTTATTCGAAAGCGATGGTTATGCAGCCGAAGATATTATTACCGAGGTAGATGGCGAGGACTTAACTAAGTCAGCTGTACGCAAAGCATTACTTAATGCACGTAAAGCACAGAAGCAGTATCTTCCCGACCAACTTAATAAAGTTCAACAGCAAGCACAAGGACAGCAGCTCAAGGCAGCGTTCGGTGAACAGGCTAAAAAAGAACTCGAATGGTTGAGTGGTGAAGATAATGATACTCGTAAGCAATACGAAGCTACAGTTAATGACCCACGTTACAAGAAACTACAAGAAGTATTAAATAAAGAAGCTCCAGAAATTGGTGCTCAAATTGAATACTGGTTTGCTCACGCAACAAATAGTATCTATGGACGTAAGTTAGTAGAACCTACTAAGACATCTCCTTCATTGAACCCAACCAAAACTGGTATAGGTTCAGCAGCTCAATCTGAAAAATCTCCATCAAAATCTAGCAAAGCTATGAAAGACCTTCAAGCTCGTTATAAGAAAACTGGAAACCCTCGTGATTTTGCCGCACTTAGAAAATTACAATTACAAAAGAAATAATACATTATGTCATTCTCAGATACATACAATCCAAACGCACCAGCCGCAGTGACTGGTACTGGGTCGGCTATTTCCAATAGAGAAGATTTGTTAGATGTTCTAACTATTCTTGCTCCAGAAGAAACACCGATTCTTTCTTCCGCCAACAAAGAGCGTGCATCAAGCACATTCGTTGAGTGGACTGTTGATACATTAGACGCACCACAAACTAGTGGTGTAGCAGAAGGTGCTGACGTTACAGCATTCACCGATAAGTTCTCTGGACGTGCTCGTTTAGGTAACTACGTACAAAAGTTCCGCAGGGACTACATGGTATCCGACCTCCAAGAGGCTGTTGATTCCGTTGGCCCAGCTAAGGTTGCTCAAGCAGAAGCTAAAGCAATCCGTGAACTTAAACGTGACGTAGAAGCTACCTTGATGGGAACTCAAGATTTCTCTATCGAGAATGGTGCTGGTACAGCATACGGACTTCGTGGACTAGGCGACTGGATTGATTCAGCTGGCCCTTCTCAAGTTCCATCTGCTTTCCGTACTCCAGCTGATTCTATTCACGATTCTAATACATTCACAGAAACAAGTCTTAATGAGCTTATCACAAGCATCTATCGTGTAACTGGTTCAACCAACAGCTTAATGCTTGTTGCTGACACAGCTTTACGTAGAGTTATTGCTGACTTCGCTCGCCTTGACCCAGATGGTTCTGGTGTTGATACATCAATCCGTAACGTTAACTACAACGGTGATTCTTCTACAATTAAATTATCTGTAGAGCTTTATCAGTCAGACCACGGTGTTGTTTCAATCGTTAACATGAACCCAGATTGTGCTCCGGATACAACTAACAAGGACACAGGTTACATTATTAATCCAGATTACTTCGGTATCTCTGAGTTAATTCCAATGGGCTCAACTCGTTTACCTAACTTAGGTGGTGGTGAGCGTGGTTATGTTGATTGTGCATTAACATCTCTTGTGTACCATCCCGGTGCTCACGGTAAAATCACAACATTAAGCTAAGAACTGGAGGTAAATAATTATGGCTATTACACTTAAAAAAATAGGAGACATCCAGACATTAGCTCTAGGATACACTCACGAAGCTACTGTTGAAGCTTCTGAATTCTCAGCTTCCACTGGAGCTCAAGCCCTAGCATTCAATGTTGCTGGTGCTGCTTTAGCAGGTACAGTTGGTAAATGTGCAATCATTGTTGACCAGTTAGTTACAGCAGAAGTTACAGATGGCGGTGCAGCTATCTCTGATGCTACACTAGCAGTCGGTGATGACGGTGACCCTAACGGTATGGTTGTTGAAGCTGATGTATTCAGCGACAGCAGCAGCCTTGGTAAAATCTTTGCCAACAATGGTGCTATCACACAAGTTGGTAATCACTTGGTTACTGAACTTAGCGTAACATCAAATGGTACAGGCAGTGGACTCGGTGACGCAGCAAAAGGTAAATTCCGCTTCTTAGTGGAGTACTACCCAACAGCTGGTCAAGGGTTCTCTAACTAATTCAAATCTGGTACGGGGGCGAAAGCCCCCTACCTTTTTTTTTATAATTTATGACAAATATAATTACAAAAGTACCTACATACTCTGACGGTGAAGTTGACCGTGAGTTCATGAAGGAAATACAAAATGGCTTTCTATTAGAGAAGGCAACAGAGAAGGATAGAGTAGACATAGCTCGTAAAGAAGCTAGACAAGAAGTTGGTAAGACTCATCCTACTTTGGGAAAATGTGTGGCTACAATACCAGCCCGTGAGTTCTTTCGACTTACGAAAAAGTATGGACACGATACTGTTCATTCTAAAGAATTTTTACAATACTATCAGAAAAACTTTTCTGACCTTAGCCCGAATAAAATATAATGCAGACTAGAACCTACGGTGACTTATTTAAATTAATACAATCCCTTGCGGGTGTAAGTACATTTGCTCCTACGGAGACAGATGATATTGCTAACTTGATTAACCGTAGATATAACGAGGCTTATAATACTATTCAGATGTGGCCAAGATATTTGGTACAATCAGATGAAAGAAATCTAGCTGTAGTAAAAGTAGAAGGATTTACTTTGGCTAGCCAAACTATATACAATGGCCTTTACTTTGATTACGGAGATGACTCAAACGGAAACTCTGTTTATATTCCAGTAAATGCAAATGGAACTGATGGAGACACAAGTGTTTATATAACTAAAGCAACACTGGGAGATAATAAATTTTGGAGAATAGAAGGAGGAAGTTATTCTAAAAATCTTGAAACAGGTTTAGTAACTGTTAACGGAGCAGCATCAATTGCTACTCAAGAGGATACAACTATTGACTACGACAATCCTTGGGACGTAATATGGGATAACAATACAAACTATGTACTAGAAGTAACAAACGTACAAACAGTGGGTTATGATGATGTTAAGTATTTTTATAATAGTTCTGATACTAAGGCTCAAAAGACAACAATAGGAGAACCTATACGAGTACACAGGAAGCAACCATTCTTAAATTATTCAGCTATTGAATATGATTTCTTTAGTAATGAAGATGGTATAAATATTTTAAATATAAGTAACCTTTCTGATGCATCAGTATTTGTAACTTACAAAAAGAAGTTTGTTCCATTTACTACGTCTTCTGATTATACAACATCTACCGAAGCAGTACCCGGAGAATTCTTTCATTACATAGCACACGCAGCTTACTCCGACTTCTTGCGAATGGACGGCCAACACGATAAGGCCCAGCTGGAGCAACAGAATGCACAGCAATACCTTGCATTAGAATTAGAGAGAGTAGATGTTATAATGAATCAAACAACCGTTAACAAACGATTTTCAACTCACGTAAATAGACAATCAAGATAATGAACTCAAGAGTAAGAAACTTATATCCAAAACCTACACCGGGTGTAACCTCAATGCAAATGCTTGATGTTGACAGTACATCTGTTCAGCACCAACTAACTTCACCATTCAATACACTTACAAGATACCTTGTAATTGATGTACAAGATGCTGATGCATACGTAACATACACTGGGGAATCAGCTAGTGCATCAGTAGGCCATCGCTTATATGCCGGACGTAGCTACACTTGGGATGCAGACACAGCTAGACTAGCTAAGTTTGTAGCCACAGGAAGTACAACATCTGTTATAGCAGCAACTGAATTTACTGACTAATGCCTTCTCAGAAACTAGCTTCCGGGGAGAACTTACTTAAGGGTGAACTAGCAGCAGCTTGGAATATTCTTGAAGGTTCTTCTGGCGATTATACCGACCTAGGAATAGCTCGTAGGTTCGGGGCTGCCGCAGCTGCGTACTCATTGCGAGACATTGGTGCAATGAATGGAAAGGTTGTCAGAGTTCGTAGAGATAGCGATGATGCCGAAGAAGATTTTTCAGCTAATCAAGTAGCAAGTGGAGCACTAGAAGATTTTGTCGGTTCTGGCAATGATGGCTTTGTTTCTATTTGGTACGACCAAACTGGTAACGGTAATAATGCTACTCAATCTGACGATAGTAAGGAACCTAAGATTGTTTCAAGTGGAACAATTATTAAAAATGTAAAAGGTTTTCCAGCATTGGAGTTTGCTTTTACACCAAGAACTGATTTGTCTATTGGTTTATTAATTAGTAACCTTAATTCTGTAAGCGGATATGTAGTAACTCAAAAAGATGATGGTGATACAAATGTTATGGCTGGATTTACTCAAGGGGTATCTAGCGATGATTCTAGATTTTATTTACCTTTTTATACTGGTGGGACTGTTCCAAACCTTGGATACAATGATAGTGCCGCAAAGATTGCTTTTGGAACTACATTAACTGGAACTTGTAATTTATATTCGGCATTTTCTGGGGACACAAATATAGAAGCATTTAAAAATGGTTCCAGTGTAGGAACAACAGCTTTAGTAGACCAAGATGTAACCGCTACAGATAGTAAAATAGGACAATTGTCTAATTCATTTTATTTGGATGGTAAGATTAGTGAAATATTTATAACAACCCAAAAGTTACAAGATGATGCAGCTACAATAAATAGCGATGTCACAAATTATTACAATTTATAATTATGAGCGATTATTTAATATATACGAATTTAGATGATGCTTTAGAAAAAGCAGAAACCGAAGGTTCAAGAAGAAACTATTCTTATTATAAAGTAGGTAGAGGCACTAGGTACAAGACTTCGCCCGAAGAAACTGCTGATGGTAATTATGCTCTTGATGTAACAGAATACGAACTAACAGAAGATGAAGAGTCAGCTATTACAAATAGCGTCACCTTCCCAGCACCAGAGGAAGTCTAGTATGGAGGAGACACTACAAAGATTATCCGTTGGTATCTTCGGCTGGATAGCCACGGATACAATACAGAACGTAGACCTAATGCTTGGTGTAGTGTCCAAATTTGTTCTAATTACTTTAACAGTTTTATCAATCTATAAACT